TTTTTTTTGCCTATGCTCAGGTATTACTTACTCGAGATCATTCCTTATACGCGCTCTGAGGGCCTTTGTCTGTGTATTTATACAATGTTTTCAGTGTATTTATACATGTAATCAGCAAATAAAGCGGTCCAACTGTGATAACTGTGATAACTGTGCAAGCGGACAAAAGTTTAAAGTATTGTCCGGAAATGGCGCGCGAGATCATGCGAGCACTACAGGAGTGAATGCTACTGCCTGGTTATATGGTGGGGATTGCTACAGGGGAGAATGTAACCAAGGGGCCGAAGCCCCTCAGCTACTGCCTAAGGTAATTGGGGAGTCGCATTACAAAAGGCTAGACGGAGAAACCCACAAAAGATATGCTCCATAAACCGGCTTGCGTTACCAGCGCATTTAGAGGCCGAGAGATCTGCGAAAAACGGCCCCTGAGTCGATTTCCCCCAGTATATCTCATAGTCTCTCACTGACGCTACTCGTAACTTGACGTAACCCTACGTCACCTGCCGGTCGGGTTCCTGTTGGATAGACGTCACCAATCCAAATGCTGCGAAGCTTTACATCTACCTATAGCCCGCGAGTGATGGGAGCGTTGCCGGTTAACTGCCAGGCAAACAAACAGAGTCATGGGACACAGAGGGGCCAGACAGGGCAGCTAAGGATCGGCAAACTGTTTCTGCAATAGGCTATGGGTTGGCTACAAGACAGAGTGCCAGAGGTGGTGAGGTGTCCCAAACCATCAAAAGACTAGCTATGCCTGAATACTATTGCCTGCAATTATTTATAAAGTTTATTTGACAATGGGCGATAATAGATTATGATCCACTTGCTACACTTAATTTATGAAACCGGAGAAAATTTATGTCAGACGATCCTTTCACTTTCCCACCACTACCGCCTAAAACCGTCATAGAGGTCATGCAGGACAATCTGCCGGACATCTATGATCGCGACATCGGTGTCAAAAAAGCCCCGCGACATGTCCTGAATGAACTTGTAGAGGCATTCAACCATGATGGGGAGCGATATGAGTTCTATACACGGGCAATGGAGATCAATGGTGATTGCCTAGAGTGTATGGACTTACTGCTCGCGATGGTCAAAAAGTACCCTGATGAGCCATTTAGCAAATTGCTAAACGAACTCGCTATTGACAGAGCGCAGGACTTTCTAGAGTTCGCAGAGGATTTTTTGGCAGAAGAGCACAAACAAGCAGAGATGTCGGTCACTTTCAACGCACGACCGATAAGTCATCTGAAAGACTATCGAGACAAAAAGGGGGAGTAATTATGAACATCAAGAAAATACGAAAATACGCTGAAAAACACACCCGAACGTCCCCACAGGACGCTCTACGCCACGTAAACAGCCTTAGCGATTATCTGCGAGATGTTCAAGAAGGTATCTTCCGAGGCCCCAGAGTCGATCAACTTGCCGATTTAGAGTCACTGATAGAGATGACTTGTCTGATGATGGGCTTCAAGCGCAGTGATTTTTACAGAGATTATGAAATGACAAAGGGAGAATCTACAGATGCGTAAATCAAGCCTGATAGTAATTGATGATCGGGAAGCACAAGCCCTGATCGAATATATTCGTAACCCTCATGCAGCAAGCCATGACGATGCCATACGAGCCGTTGTGGAGCAGTTTCTGGATGACATAGGCACTAGCACTGCCCGTGAGATTAGCGTCCATACGCAGGAACTGAGGGAGGCTGACGATGAGTGAAGCCAAACATATCTGGGAAACCCTCTCTGCTATCGATGTTAACCAACACAAGAAGCAGAAGGGGAAGTTTGACTACCTGCCTTGGAATTTCGCTTGGGCAACTCTGATGGAGCACTACCCGAGCGCGATATTCCGCGAACTACCGGATCAGGTGCATGGTGACGGCTCTGTCACTGTCCACACTGAGATGGAGATCAACAGCATTACCCGCCCAATGTGGCTCGCTGTCACTGACCACAAGAACCAGGCTATCCAGAATCCAAGCTGCGATGACATATCAGACGCCCGCATGCGGTGCTTCACGAAGAATATGGCGATGTTCGGGCTAGGGTTTTATATCTATCAGGGTGAGGGCGTTCCTAGACAGAAGGTCCAGTTGATTAGCCCTGAGCAGGCCAGAGAGATCGTGGACCTGATGACTGAAACTAACACTTTGAAGGAGGCTTTCTGCACTCACTTCAAGGTGGATTCAGTTGGTGACTTAAAGACCACAGATTTCGACAGGGCAATAACAATGTTGAACGCTAAGCTGGAGAAGCAAGGCGGTGAGTCATGAGCATGTACAAAGACTATGACGATACGCCTGCTTATAAGCTAGTGCGTAAAGAAGCCCCACAGACCAGTAAAGACGCTGCAAATGCGGTATCAAGCGGCAAAATGCTTGCCTTGGTCCATGAAGAGGTCGTAAAGGCCGGTATCAGGGGCATTACCACCAAAGAGATCCGCACCATGTACCCTCACCTACCTTATAGCAGTATCACTGCTAGACCGGCGCAGCTTGAAGAGCAGGGCGATATCTTTTATCAGGGCGACAAGCGTGACAGATGCCGTGTCATGAGATCTACCAAGTACAAGGGTCAAGGGGTGCTAGATGTCTAAATTAACTATCGTAAAGGAATCAAAGGAAGAGTTTGTGATCGAGGGGGCTGAGTATGAAGCCCTCAACAGTATAATTTATGACGCTTATGACGGTTTGTGTGCTGATCTGGACGAGGAAGACCTTTCCTTTATCAGCCGTGTTGCTTTGAGCCGAGAGCTAGACGTATTTAGCAAACTGAAACGTATTTTTCAAAAGGAGATCTTATGAGCAGAGAAATAGATTGTGGCGGGCAAGGCACTGAAGAGTGGCTCAAAGCCCGTCTGGGCGTCCCTAGCGCGTCAAACTTCAGCAAGGTAGTCACCACTAAGGGTCAGCGTAGTACGTCCTTTATGGGCTATGTGAACGCCCTGATAGCCGAGCGGCTGACCGGCGATCCTACCTACGTCAAGATCACCGAGCCAATGGAGCGCGGCACTAGCTTGGAAGATGAAGCCAGAGCCATGTATCAGCTTATCAATGATACTGAGGTCAGACAGGTGGATTTCATCAAACACCCCAATATGGAGGTAGGGTGCAGTCCTGACGGGTTGATCGATGTGAAGTGCGACCGTGGGCTGATAGGTGGGCTAGAGATCAAATGCCCATTACAGGGGACGCACGTTGAGTATTTGAGGGCGGGTAAAGTGCCTTCAAAGTACATGCTCCAGGTACAAGGGTGCATGTTTGTTACGGGTAGAGGCTATTGGGACTTTATGTCCTATCACCCGAAGATGAAGCCGCTGATCGTCCGCACTTACAGGGATGATGACCTCATCAACGAGTTAGCCACTAACCTACAGGAAGCCGTCCTGCTCATTGAGGATGGCGTCGATAAATTTAACTGGAATGGATTATTCTCATGAAAGGCGTAAACAAAGCAATCATAGTCGGTACAGTGGTTAAAGACCCTAGTATCCGCAACTCAGGTGACGTATCGGTAGCTAATTTCACATTGGCTACCAATTTCAAAGACACGGCGACATATCACGACTGCGTAGCATTCGGGGCCGTTGTGGATAACTTTCTATCAAAGTACGTCCACAAGGGTTCTAGGCTGTACGTTGAAGGCAGGCTACAGACTTCCAGTTACGATCGGGAGCATGACTGCGGCGAGAAGCATAAGGTCTACAAAACTCAGGTCGTGGCTGTAACGATCGAATTGGTGTACACGCCAGAGACGGTCGAGGCAACAACTCAGGAACTCGCTACCAGTTCACCAATGCCTGTTTTTGATGATCTTGAAGACGATATACCATTTTAAGGGGAGTAAATATGCGTATTGAGAAAACTAGCAATTACAAACGATTTAAGCTGATTGGCGGCAACAGGGGCGTATCCAAGGCCCACGTTAGGCACATCAAGGAATCAATGGCCGAAAAGGTCATTCCGGTCCCGATTATAGTGAATGAGAAGTTTGAGATCATAGACGGGCAGCATAGATTCACCGCTGCCTCAGAACTCAAGCAGCCCGTTCACTTTGTCAAGATACCTGGCCTCGGCCTGCCGGATGTCCAGCGGCTCAACAGTAACAGCAAAAACTGGTCGCTAAATGACTACCTCCAAAGCTACTTGGATCTGGGCAAAAAGAATTACTTTGTTTATGCGGAGTTCATGGAGGAGTTTGGGTTTAAGCATGAACAGAACTTTATCTTGTTGAGCGAGGGTAGCTTGTCCAACACCAAAAGGCGATCGGATTTCCAGAGGGGTAAGTTGCGTATCACTCCAGAGCAGCTTGAGTGGGGGAGGATGGCTGCTCAGAGGATTATTGAGATCGGCTCTAAGTTTGAGAAGGAGCGTGATTGCACTGGTCGCAGATACTTTGTGGCGGCTTGCTGCGCGGCCTTTAACGTCAAGCGGTACGATCATAAGCACATGATGAAGAAGATCCATGCACGGCGTAATCCTTTGACGCCTCAAGCATCTCTACAGGATTACATCCGCATGCTTGAAGAGGTCTACTTTCATCACATGACTGACGCCAAGAAGTTTAGGCTCGATGTCTAGCCGTGAGAGTCTTGGTGGCTTGTGAATATTCTGGGACGGTGAGGGATGCCTTCATTGCAAAGGGTCATGACGCTTTTAGTTGTGACCTTTTGCCAACAGAAGCAGAAGGCCCTCACATACAGGGTGATGTAAACATGGTCCTTGGTTACGAGTGGGATCTGGTGATCGCTCACCCGCCATGCACCAGACTTTGCAATTCAGGTGTCAGGTGGCTGCATGAGCGCAATCTCTGGGATGAAATGAGAGTAGCGGCCCAGTTTTTCTTAGACTGTCTTAACGCCAACTCACCGAGGGTAGCTGTGGAGAACCCTATCATGCACAAATACGCTCTGGATATTGTTGGCAGGGGTCCAGACTTTACCTGTCAGCCGTGGGAGTTTGGTGACGCGGCAACTAAGAGAACGTGCTTCTGGACGCGGGGTTTATCTCCACTCAAGCCAACTAGCAGCCATCAGCAGGACTTTTTCTTGGACCCGACCGAGGTTATTGAGAAAGAAGACATACAGCCTGAGGTCCACCATATGTCACCAAGTGAAGACCGATGGAAACTCAGAAGCAAGACATACCCTGGAATAGCCAATGCAATGGCTGAACAGTGGGGGTGATCTATGGACGTACACTCCATATATAGCGAAGACGATCTACGGGATGTATTCCGGTCGGCTTTAGAGATTCTCCGTAAGGAGGGTCAGCTATCTGTGGCGTTTTCGAGCGAAGGGATGGACTGCAAGGTGTTCTCACTGCGTGGTCTATCCCAGAACGCTCTGTTTCATATCTGGCTGCGCGAGGCGGCTAAGTTTACATTTAAGACTAAGGTGTCCGAGATCGAGCTAGAGAGCATGAAGCGGTACTGCAAGATGCGGTGCTACAGCGACACCAAACAGAATTTTCTGGTCCAGACACTAATCAACCCACAGACCAAGGAGCGCAAGACAGATCTGACCTCCAGTAGCGGGTGGACCAAGGGCGAGATGACTTTCTTCCTAGATTGGATGCAGTCATTCTTTGCTGAAGAGGGCCTTTTATTAGAGGCTCAGGGCGATTACTTGGAATACAGCGGAAGCCAAAACCAATGAGAATTACACTAGATATGAACGAAGAAGAGACAGAAGAGATTATGGACCTTGCTAGGCGTTTGACAGCCTTAGAGGCCATCCTAGAAGAACTCAGGGATCAACTTGAGGACATTCGATGCAAACTGGAACACGCGCAGGAGGAATGATGAAAATAGTAAAAGAAACCTTATACGCAGCGGGAACCACCGTTTTATTTCTATTCATGCTGATGATGCTACTCAACGGCATATTTTCTACGGACCCGTATTACAGCGATGTCTGTAAGCAACGCATGGCGTGGGAATCAACGGGCCATGACTATGTGGGCATCCCTCCAGGCGCAGATCACTGCTGATGAACTACTACAATGAGTACGAGCCTTTCGCAGCGGAATGGCTTAAAGAGCTTATAAAGGACGGACTCATACCGGATGGCGAGGTAGATACGAGAAGTATTGTGGATGTCGCGCCAGAGGATTTGAAAGACTTCAAACAATGTCACTTTTTTGCAGGCATAGGAGGTTGGGCATATGCAGCTAGATTGGCTGGATGGCGAGATGACAGACCAATGTGGACAGGATCGCCACCCTGCCAACCATTCTCCACAGCAGGAAAGCAAGACGGCGCAAGTGACGAGCGACATTTATGGCCTGTCTGGTTCAATCTCCTCAGGGAGTGCCGACCTCCAATCGTTTTTGGAGAACAGGTTAGCGCGGCGATTACATTCGGCTGGCTTGACCAACTCCAAGCTGACCTGGAGTCAAGTGACTACAGTTGCGGGGCGATCCTTGTGCCGGCTTCAGGTGTCGGAGCCTTGCATAACCGAGACAGACTCTGGTTCGTGGCCCACGCCGATTTTCAGCGATGGGAGGGGTTCAGCGGGGAAAGGAAAGCGGGAGTTACCGAACATAGCAAAACTAACGGATTGGCTCACTCCAACGACCTCGGATACGAACGGGATTCGAGAACTGGACGGGAAGCGGAGCGGCGGGCTGAACACGCA